TAGGGATGCCATGATAACCAGGCGTTCTTCAAATGGCATGAAGACGAAACCTTTCTTTCTCCTTAGCCATTTATCACTATTCACTATGACAACCACCCCTCCATGTTTTGCGGCCTCATCAATCATTTTAATGTGGCCGACATGAACAGGGTCAAATCCTCCGCTTATAGCGATGATTTGAGATCTTTTGTTACACTTACTAAAGTTTTCATTCCACGATAGAGGATCATGGATAAAAGACTTCATTCCTTTTTCATTCATTTCCATACTTTTAGTACTTCAAGTCCTTATGGCAAATACAATCACAATCTATGATTCCACATTCTCCATCATTAGGACCGCATACAATAGGCACATCATGTTCCTGTTCAGATTCTAATACAGCTACAGATACGCTATTCTCAGCAAAAGGATAAATCGGGTATAGATAAGCTAACAGGTATGCCCTTCTGGATTCAACCTTCAGGGCCTCTAGCTCATCGTGACAGCCTTTAAGGCACACAGGAGGCTCTTCATTCATAGCTAGGACATTAGGGTCCATTAGCTGTTGGTGAGCACAGGGGGTTCTCTGCTCCATCCAGGTGTACCATGGTCCTTCGGGATTAACTCTATGTATTCCCCAAGTCCTGCGGAGGATTCTCACCTCTAATGGTTTACACACATCACATCCTAATTGGGCTGCTATTCCCAAGCTCATTATTAAAAGACCTATTAGTTTCTTCATGGTTCTCATCCTCGTGATTCAATAGCTCTCTTCATACGTTTGAGAATCTCTTTATATTCCTCGCGTATCAAAATAGGGACAATACCCTTTGGGGATCTGTCCTCTGAGATAAACATTAAACTTGAATAATCAGTATCTCTTCCGTCTGTAAATCTTTGTACCATTACTATCTGGGTACAGTTAACCAACATCTCGAAAGGTTTACCCTGTAGAGAGATGATTCCTGAGCGATCAAAAGCAATTCTTTGAACACGGAACTCTGCGAAATTCTTAAAGACGCTTCCTGAATACTTGGACAACTTTTTAATGATTGGTTGTTCAGAAACAAGTTCCTTTTTTACGGAGCGTTGTGCTGGTGCAGCAGCCATTAAGCTTAGTACCCCTAGACACAGCATTCCAATCACAATGGAGAATAGGGTGATACTTCCACCCTTGAGTAGTAACGCTCTTATGCGTTGCATCTTCTTATACGGTGTCTGTTCTATATTTTTCATAATTCTTTATACCTTTCTATTATTCTTTTAAAAGAAATGTCCCTTTTAATCCTAGTCTTTGTGCGCGTGGAAGACTTAAGGGATTAAAAGGGACATTATAAGTTTCTTAGGTACGGTTTACTCGCTTCCAAACCTTCTTCTTACGACCAAGCAAAATGCTTGGCTTTTTCGGACCTGGTGAGGTACAGCATCCTTTGCTCTTAGTCTTAGCCTTAGTCTTAGCCTTAGCCTTAGTCTTAGTGCATTCTGGACACTTCATGCTAGCCCTGTTACGCCGCATCCTACGCGGACCCGAGGCTCTACGCCCACGGCTTCTACGAGAATTACTACGCCTCTGAGCATTCCTACGTTGGGAGTTGGCTCTCTTGCCCCTCTTCCCACGCTTGGAACTCTTACTAGCCTGAGCACGCTTCTTCTTAAAAGCCTCAACCCTCTTCTTAAGAGCGACACACTGGGGGCAACCCTTATCGACAGACTTACGACTCTGGACACGTTGAGCTTGCTTCTTATGTGCCCCTCTCTCTGGCCTTTGAGCCATAGTTGGGACAGCCATAAGACCCAAGAGCACGATTGATAGAATATACTTCATTTAATTTCTCCTAATCATTTAAAACTTTAAGTCTTCTAGCTAGGATCTGCCTTGCTACAAGTTGTATAGGCTCCCAACCATCTTGGGATATCGCTTCCAGCAAATCATTCAAGGCTGTCTGCGAATAGGTCTTTGCTTCAAAGATCTTATATTCATACATATTTATCTTCTCCGTCATCATCAACGACTAAATATTCTGGATCCTTAACAGACTCAATACTACATAGACCGCAAACTTGATCCTCGAAGATAACAGGAATATTTAGTTCTGACGCAAGATTGAACTCCATTCTTGCACCTCTACTATTCTCCCAATGTCTTAACATATAGACGTAGTCTGCTTGAAGAAGCATTGGAAGAGCTTCCCGCATATAATAGGCCCAAATTTCTTCGCTAGTTGTATATTTTATGCCAGGATCTTTGATATGCATAGGATTAAGGACGCTATAACCCTTTTCAGAAAGAAGGTCATCAGCTAGTCTAAAGTCATGTGCAGCGGGAGGGCGACCAGAAATAGGTCCACTTATATAAATAGAGGCATTCATACTTGTCCTCCTAAAATGTTACAATCTTGTTTAATATAAAAGCCAATAAATCGAAATTGTGGCTTCCAATAGGCATGGATCATTAGAGTTCATTCTCCAATAGGCGAGACAAATGCTTGATTTGTTTATTGGCTTCAAACCAAGTAAGGTTTAAAGCTTCTGCTACTTGTTTTACATTAATTTTACCACTCGGTTTTATTAGAGTGGGATCTTTAACTACCATACTAATAATATCTTTTTGAATAGGTGTAAGGAAGTAAGAAAATTCACTCACGAATATTGCAGCTTCAGGATCTCCACACTCCTCCTCTAGTTGGAGAACCTCTTCATTGTCCGTAGAAACTGTCCCCTTTAGAATGGAAGCTTTCTTGGTGATCTTCTTTCCCTTGTTGTTCTTCTTTGTCCACAAACAAGTTTTGATGTACTGGTCGAAGCCTTTGCTTCCCCAGAAGTCATCGAACACTCCATTAGCTCCACCATTCTGCTTTTCAAACCCCATAACAGCTTCCATAGCTGCAAGGCGAATGTCTTGCAAGTTGTCATCAAAATTAGCAGTAGCCGTATCACCACTAATCTGATGGCTAATCTTATACATGAGATTGCCATACTTATCATCTATTTTTTGCCACTGTTCACTTGTTAGCATTTACCACCTTAATATTTTTTAGTTCAGGAAAAACTATGTCATTCAAACAATAGAATGAGTTCATCATATCTTTACCGAAGACAATTCGTGGATGATCTTTCATCATTTGAATGTGCTTCTTTTCTTGGATCCAGTCCTTCTCATCGAAAGTCCAGGCGAATGTCATTTCAACTGTGATGGATTTCTTCATCTACTAATCAATAAATCCCATAAACCACAGGACGTAAGTTGCAAAAATGCAACCATAAGCACACGCACCCATGCCAAGAAAAGCACAAAGCAACGTGGAAAAAACCTTCTCATTCATTTCAATCTTCATTTTACTCATCTTTCTAACTTTAATTAAGGAAACGTTGTGGGGAATGTAAAATCGTATAAAACTCATCCGCAATAGCTTCGTCTGTTGCTGTGTCTCCAAATCCCAAAGGGTACTTCTTATTGTACTTCTTATTTACCTTCTCAATTTGGCTAACAGCTTGCTTCAAAATAGCTGTAACTTTTTTAGTTACATCTGCGAGATCCTCAGGGTTACCACTTAATAGTGCGTAAGGATTGTGAGCGTTATCGTCTACTATCATTGTTTTCATGCGCCTATTTTAGCATAATTTGGGGGGGAGGTCAAGGAAAAACTAGCAAAATCTTGCTATTATAAGGTGTTGTCTTTTCTAGAGTTACAACGCTTCATGCCCAACAGCCCGTAACCTACGATATCCTGGTAGGGGTTCTCGGAGAAAGCGTCAGGATCATTTGCTATACGAAATAACTTGTCTAAGATCCTTGCAATCGTAAGTAAATCGTCATACTGGTGGGGTTCGATACCGTCTGGAAACATCTGTCGTAAACATTCTCCACTGCGGCCAAAAGAATCACCATAAGCCTTTTGTTTATCGGCTACTAATTTTCCTACTTCTTGTCCAATCTTTCCGAAATCCATTTTCAATCCTTAATATGCGGTCTATTCTCACTGATAACAGATTCAGTAACGTGAATCAATCGAGCCTTCAACTTAAACTCTTCCAACGTGCTACACCCAGAGTATGACATAGCAGAGCGAACCCCCTCCATTAATTCCTTCACAACAATCTCTGTGCTCCCCTCAGGCTGTGTGGGAACCAAGGTAGATATCCCCTCGGCATTCTCATAGAAGCCAGCACAAGCTTCTCTAGCCCTCTTAGATGCCATCCCTCTAAACTCTGTCTCACAACAGTTAGGATCCCACCCTGGAGTACAATCTGTACCTGCGAAGAGCCCTCCAATCATAACAGCATGTGCTCCTGCTGCTAAAGCTTTAGCAGCGTCTCCATAATATCTAATGCCCCCATCTGCGATAATAGGACCAGCTTCAGAGCATTCAGCTATAGCTGCCAGTTGAGGATAACCACATCCCGTTTTAATACGAGTAGTGCAAGCTCCTCCTCCCCCTATCCCTACCTTCACCATATCGGCACCAAAATCAAATAATCTGGCTGTTCCTTCAAACGTGCAAGTATTTCCCGCAATTAGCATCCCTTTCCAGTCAGGTACTTCTCTTCTAATATATTCTATTGTTTCTTTAACATGGCGACTGTCACCATGAGCTACATCAATACAAATATTAATGGGGTGCTTCCCGAAGTCTAAGAAGTCTCTCTTAATGAAATCTAAAATAATATCAATTCTAAACTTATCTTGCCCTATACTTCCCACAGCTAAAGTGAGTGTAGGGTTATCCCATTCCCAGTCACCCCAGTCTGTGTCGTAAAACCATTTGTGAATTAGATTATGAGTGGCAGTAGGTTTCATGTATCGGTGTACAATTCCTATGCCCCCTAATTTACGCATCTGGTGTGCCATCTTTAATCCACAAATTGTATCCATATTGGCAGCGAACACAGGAATGTTCATGCTACTACCATTAGGAAAATCTACGCCAGTATCACATTCAGATCTGGTCTGAATACCACTATACTGGGGCACAATCAGCACATCATCAAAACTATAAGCTTTTTTGCTACTTTTCATGATTTACCCTCTAAAACAGGAAAACAGCCTAAGTATTTCCCAAGCGAAGCCTCAGGATCGTTTCTAAGAGACTTTAACAACCCTATAGGACTCATACTACCTCTT